TTAATCGTCCCCGTTTCCACCATTATCGTCGAGTTCCATATTGCTGTACTTCTTAAGCCGTTCACGACCTTCAGTAGATTGTAGGTATGTGGAGATAAGTGCACGAAGGGCGGCACGGTCTGAATCAGTTAGTTCACCATCACGGTCAGTCAGCATGGCAGTTCCATCAAGGAGCTTTTCTATGTTGACTTTTTGTAGTCCATCTTTTTCTGAGTCTTCTCCAGTTAATAGAAAATCGACAGACACACCTAATACTTTAGCAACTGCAGTTAAACTTGAGCGTCTAGGATTTTCAGATTTTTTCCAAGTATATAAGTAGTTTTCACTTAATCCAGCTCTACGTTCTACTTCAGAGATAGACAGTCCCCTTTTTTTTGATAAATTTTTAACGCGTTCAAATAGTGTCATAACAGCATCTCCTGGTACTTAACATGAAAAAACTAGAAAAAAATGTAGAAAAGTACTGGACAAATTCTAGTTAATATTCTAGAATGGTCATTGTTAAGAAAAGTTATTAAGAAATTGACCAAATTAAAAGCACTTATTAATCAGCTTGGCGGGCGATATATAAGGTTTTAATGGTTCGTTTCGTTATGTCTACATTCTAGAATATTTTCTAGTTAAATGCAATATCTTTCTTAACAATTATTAATAAAAAAGGAGGTCAGCTATGTTTATTCATATGGAAACAAACCATAAAGCTGAAGCGATTAAAGCTTGGATGGCCAATCATAAAGAATTGGAAACCCAAGGTACGCTTGGACAGCGTTTTGGAAAATCAACGACATTCGTCAATTTGTCTTTGAACAAACGAATGACTACAAAGGGTGCCGAAACTTTGGTAAATGAGATTTACGAATACCTAGTTGAAAAATACGGAATCTAAGGAGGATTAATCATGAAAGTTTGGCTAACAATTTGGATTGCGTTTCACCATCAATCCTTAAAACTGAATGACAAAGTCTGGGCTATTAAGTATCACGGAGAAACCTACTCAATGGTTATCAGTAATGAGACAAAGACCAACGAGCTGATTCAATCATATCTAAAAGAAGCTCGCAGATAGAGCTACGAGCTTCGGTAAAACTTTAAATTGGTAAGGATTCAAATTCTGGGTACTTTGAAAGAATTTCTTCAAAAATCCGATAGTTCATTTTCTTTTCAAAGGCTACATTCTTCATATCCTTAACGGCAGTACCAAGCATAATTTCTTTATTGGCGCGTTTCTTTAAATGCAAATAAATAAAGAGTGCTTCTTCTCGACTAAATTCAAATGTCATCACAATCACCACCTTTCAAATCAATGATACATCAAGGCAATTTGAAAGGTGAGGCAAATTAATAAGGGCTAATTATGAACAAAGTAAGGAGGCGATATGCAGTGTTGCTATCAGTAATTGCGTTAATTATTGCAGTTATTTCCCTAGTTGCTGCTGTCTTTGGTAATTAATGATAAGGCACGTAATCCATAAATAGAGAGGGGAACACAATATATGCAAGAAGTAGCATTATCAAATGATCTTACCAAGCTAACCACTGAAATTAAGACGTATCAATCAATTGGGGGACAGGCAATTTTTGAAATTGGCCGTCGATTGAAGTGGGTTAAAGAGAATGATTTAGCGCATGGAGAGTTTGGAAAATGGCTCCAAAATATTGATATTCAACCGCGAATGGCTCAACGATTTATTAAGGTAGCGTCTGATCCAGAATTAAATACGACATCGATGTCGCATTTGGGAATAGCTGCTTTGTACGAAATTGCCACTATGCCTGAGACTGAACGCGATAAGCCACAGCAACTTGATTCCGGGAAAGTAAAAAAACCTGATGAGATGACTGTACGTGAGCTTCGGGAGACTAAGAAAAAGCTTAAGGAACGCGACAGCCAGATTGAGGAACTAAAAAAGCAGCCACCAAAGGTAATTGAAAAGGAAGTTGAGGTTGAAAAGGTTCCTGATGATTATTACTCACTTAAAGGAATTGTTGATACGACTAAGTCTCTGAATGAACGCTATGAAAGGGAAAATCAGCAATTAAGATCTGAATTAGACAATATGTCTAGTAATAATCAAAGCAAAGATTTGGCTGAAAATAAGAAAAAGTTAGTTGATGAAATTGCGTCACTAAATACGGCGAAAAATTTACATCAAGAAATTAACGCTTTTTTGCAGAAGGTAACTATTAACAATTATTTGCCTAGTTTTGAATCCATTTCTCACGACCACAAAATCACCAATTCAATTTTAGATTCACTTTCAGGGCTAGAAAAATGGTCGAAAGAAACTAAGCAAGCACTGCAAGATCAAAACTTTATTGAAGGAGATATCACTCATGATTAACGCGCGAAACTACAAGCAAGAAAATCATTTAAAAGGCAAAAACGTTGGCTATTCCATTGGAACGGTCTACAAAACAGATGACTTAAGTATCTTTCAACTCAGCGAATTTAACCGAACGGTTTTCCTTAAGAAGGAAATGGTTCAGCAAGCTAAGGAAGGATTAATTTCACCAATCATTGTTAATGAAAACTTCGTTGTTATTGATGGGCAACACCGGTTAGCTGCGGCTAAAGAGGCAGGGGAACCCATTGAGTACATCATTAAGCCCGGTCTTGATAAACATGACATTGTTCGTATGAATACAATTCAACGCAAGTGGAACCTGAAAGACTATATTGAAGCTTACGCTAACCAAGGTAAAAAAGAGTATGTGCTACTTTCTGAATTGATCCAGAAAGGGTATTCCGATGTAACGTCAACGATTGCTATTTCAGCTGGAGTGCTTGGAACGTTAGCTGATAGTCGTCTTGAAAAAATTAAGGACGGAAGCTTTGAGTTTGCAAATTATATTGATACAGTTTCATTTTTGAAATTTTATGAACACTTCCGTGAAGCGTCAGGGTCACCTAAGCGTAATCATTTATGCATCGCTTTGTATGACTTATGCCGTTATCCCAAGGTTGATAAAGAACGATTAATCAAAAAAGTTATTTCTACAGGATTGAACGAGGACATCAAAGTGAAGTCTTATACCAAGCCAGAAATGCTAAAAACGTTAATCGATACGTATAACCAAATGCTGACGGTTGGACGAGATAAGTACATTAACTATCATGTTGCCAGCAATGGTGCGGTCATTGTTGACGAAGAATTGGACGGGCAAGGGGAAATGAAATTATGAACATTTTGCTAACTGTAATGAATCTAATCATCTTCGTCCTGAACTTGATTACTCTTATCAACCTTATTCGGTACAGTCGAAATCTTAAATAAAGGAGGAGATTTAGATTGAATTATTCACAAGCGGAACGATTAATCACTCAGCTGGTGGAAATAAATAAAACGCTCAAGGTTATCGCTAGTAACCAAGAGCGTTCAGTAGATTCAAAAATTGATGGTAAAAGCATAAACGATACTATTTATCGTCAGCTAACAAATGAGTTAAAAGATTTAGAACAAGAGCATCCGTGTATCTAACGTTTACATCAATTGATACTTTAGCAATCTGTGCTAGGTTCTCAGTCATATCACTTGAAAATTTAGTATCTGCCAGAATGCTTTCGAGTTCTGACTGGGATTTCTGTAAAACTTGATGGTGAACTTCGTCAAAGGCCTTATTAATCTGTTCCTTGTCCATAATGTATCACCTCGATTAATTGGAATAACTTAAGTATATCTTAAAAATAATTGAAAGAAGAAACCAACATGAATCCAGAATATTTTGCACAAGAAGTAGCAGCAAACGCGAAAAAAGGAATGATGGACTATGACAACATTCGTTTTGGAGCAGAAGTTAAATCAGCAGCATCACGTGGTGAGACCAAACTCTCATTTGATTTTCGTTACAAACTGTCGAATGAAATGTTGGACGCCTTGGAAGGGCAAGGTATTGAACTGATTAGTTTGGCTGATGATAAATATCAATTTGATATCTTTAAGTTGGTGAATAGCTTATGTTAATTGCCTTACGTTTAATCGGTTGTCTCCTAGTCGGAATCATTATTGGTGTGTATCACGACCATCTGTTTGAGTAAAGGAGGTGCCCTTAATGGAACTGACACTAGATGATACTAAAGATAGCGCCTTAATTCGTGGGATTATTGCGGTTTTGCTCCCTGCTTTGCGCAAGGAATTGTCAGTTAAAGAAGAGCTTCTTACGGTACAGCAACTCAATGAGGAGTACTACCACATAAGTAATGAAGCTATGGCTGCCATCGTTAGACAAAAAGGATATCCAAGCTGTGACATTCCAGGAAATAAAAATCCAAAGTATTCCCGCCGTGCTGTCGAAAAATATATTGCAGAACATCAAGATTATCATAACTAATTGCCGGGCTAGGCTGATGTAAATGCAATATACGAGGAGATAACACAAATGGTATCAGTGATCATATTCGTTTTGATTTTTGGACTTGGCGGCTTGCTAAGAGTCTCGTATGAACGCCAAACATTGAAAGGTGGTGAGAAGCATCGAGCTAAGTCAGACAACAGAAAATAATCTGAAACGTACCGAGTTTCAATTAATGAACGCACGAAAAAAGCCCGTTAGCAGGGCAGCGCTAGCGAGCCAACAGACAAATCCCATGACAAGAATTGTCTACTCCGATAGTAGACGTAAACACCATATTTTGCAACAGCTATTAGGAGGCAACCATGAATAAAGTAGGAAAACAAGACTTGATTGAGGCGTATGAGTCAATTGAAGTTAGCTTGCAACAACGCATTGCATTAACACCGGTTAGTCAGTTTAAGCAATTACTACATGACTTCACACAGCTTTATCGAACAAAAGGAAAACTAGCAAGATTGAAAGGGGTGTCCGTAAATGGCTGAAAACGAGCTTGTAGCATTTGAACCAAGTATTGAATTCAATCCTACCCCTATTGTTATTAACAACCTAGAACAGCTTGAAATGGCTGTTAACGGGGTAGTCACCAAGTATGGTCAAGACTTTGTAGTGACATCGGACAATGTGGCCGACACGAAGAAAATGCGGGCCAACATCAACAAGATTGCCAAGTCCATTAACGACAAGCGTTTGGAAACGGATCGCCAGTACAAAAAGCCTATGGCTGACTTTGACAAACTCATGAAAGGTCTAGGTAGCAAGGTCAAAAATCTTCTTGATCCGCTTGATAGCAAGATTGAAGAAATTGAGACACAAGAACGTCAAGCGCGTTATGACTCAGTCAAAGCTGAGATTTCCGAGATGGCACCTAACTACGGTGTGTCTGCTACTGACATTGAAATTCAGCCAGGATGGCTGCTTAAATCACTCAGCCACAAGAAACTGTTGGAACAGATTGCCGAAGCCATGACGCAATTGCGCAAGGATCGTGACCAACGTGCTACCGACATTCAGACCGTGCGCATGTACGCAGATCAATTAGAGCTGGAATCAAGTGGTTGGGCGGCGTTGATTAGCAAGGGAGAACCCGTTTCTGACATTCTGGCTGAGATGGATGCAGCAGCGGCCAAACGTGATAAGGAACGCCAGAAAAAGGCTGAAAAGGCCAAGGCAGCTAAAGAAGCACAAGCGGCCATTGATGCCACTCACCAGGTTAAGCAGGGTGATGAAACGATCGACACGGATACCGGTGAAGTTGTCCCACAGGTCATCACTGTCAAGCTGACTGGGACGCACAAGGCTCTCGGACAAGTATGGGCCGGAGCCAAACAACTAGGTGTTCAGATTGATTTGGTAAAGGAGGATTAAATGAAATTTTATAAAGATGGTGCCATTCAACCCATTCCAAATATGTACTTTATTTATGGAGATGGTGGCACTGGCAAGACCTCGTTGGTCAAGCAATTCAAAGGCCACAAGCTGGTCTTTAGCTTTGATATGTCAAGCAACGTGTTAATTGGTGATAAGGACGTTGACGTGGCAATTCTCGAAGAAAAGGATGCGCCAACAGTTCAAAACTTAGTATCTACTATGGTGACTCGTGCGTTTAGCCAGGATAAATACGACGTGATCGTACTGGATAATGTGACAGCACTTCAAAACCTAGTATTAGAGAACATCGACGGTGCTTCTAAGGATGGTCGGCAGAACTACCAGAAGCTGCAATTATGGTTTCGCAAGCTAGGGATGGCACTTAAAGAGTCTGGTAAAACTATCTACGCCACAGCTCATCAAATTGACACTGGCAACGGTGACGGTCTAAGTAGCAAAGGTCGGTTCGCCGCTGATATGAACGAAAAGACATTCAACGCCTTCACATCAATGTTTGACCTAGTCGGACGTATCTACTTGAAGGACGGTCAGAGATTCATCGACCTTGATCCCGAAAATGGCAATCACGCTAAGAATCGTCTGGACAACCGAAAACTGATTAAGGCCGACGAACTACTTGACATTAAGAAAACCGAAACTAAGAAAACGACTAAAAAGGAGACTGACAAAAAATGAGTTTATTTACAACTGACAGCAATAATGTGTTTGGCACTGGGGTACAAGAAGCGGGTTCTTACAATGTAAAAATCGTCAAAGCTGAGGCCGGTAAGGCAAAAAATAGTGGCCGTGAAACGTTAACTCTTGATTACCAAGTTTTAGATGGCAAGTATCAAGGTGGTGAAATTCGTTATCAAACTATGACGTGGATTGATGACGACAGTGAAAAGCTAAAGCAATCAATTCGCCGGTTCAACACGTTGGTCGTGGCGTTGGGGGTTGGTGATGGTGTAACGATTGAATCAATCCCACAACTTGCTAAGTCGGTGCTCAACAAAGAACTAACGGTTGACGTTGATTGGGGCGACCCCAACAACAAGGGTAATGTTTATCTGGAAGTTCGCGGCTATCATTTGCTTGATCCAGAAGGTAGCAAGCCTAACGGTGTCAAGCGCTCAGATAGTCAAACCAATAAGCACAGTGGTGGGTTTAACAATGCTTCCACAGGGACACCGGCGACTCCAACTGCTGATCCATTTGCTAGCAGTGGTTCAGGTGACACAGTTGATATTAGCGATTCGGACCTTCCTTTCTAAACAGGGGTGATTGTAATGACGACTTATAAACAAATACCAGGGTATGAGGGTGTTTATGAGGTAAGCAGCAATGGCACCATTTGGACAATTGAAGGAAAAACTACAACAAGAACTCTTAAAAATGGTCAGAGGCAGAAAAGAGTGTGGAAGCGACGTCAATTGATACCAAAACATGAGAAGCGAAGCCGTAGTACTCATGGTGATTTGAGAGTTGAACTATGGAAGAATGGAACGCATCGAACCAAGTTGGTTTCAAGGCTAGTAGCTTCAGCGTTTAATTCTAACCCAGATAATAAACTTTGTATTAATCATCTAGACGGTAACCCACTGAATAACCAGCCAGAAAATTTGGAATGGTGCACTTACAAAGAAAATCAACTTCATGCTTTTAAGACAGGACTAAATAAGAATCGTAAGAGAGTTGAATTAGTAAGTACGTATAATCACAAGCATTATAAGTTCTATAGCATGGCAGAAGCTAGTAGGTTCTTGAAAATGAATCATGGATTCGTTTCGGGATTGGTTAGTCGAGGTATTACGAGTTTTGGTGAGTACAAAATAATCGTTAAAGGAGTGGTCTAAATGGCAGAAGCGCCAAGTTATTATGCCATCATTCCAGCCAATGTCCGATATGACCAAAATCTTCCCGGCAAGGCAATTTTGCTGTACGGAGAGATTACGGCACTCTGCAATCAAAAGGGATATTGCTGGGCAAGTAATGATTACTTTGCCAAGTTGTATGGCGTTAATAGTAAGTCTATCCAACGTTGGATTAAGAATCTAGAAGATCAGGGATATATTTCACGCGAAGTTTTTTATAAAAAGGGCACCAAAGAAATTGAACGTAGAAATATTCGATTAAACACTACCCCCCACCTTAAAAATAAGGTGACCCCCCACCTTAAAAATGAGGCAGATAATACTACAAGTATTAATAAGAACCATAGTGAGGCAGAACCAAAGGAAGATTCAATTCACTATAAGAAGATTATTAATTTCTTGAATGAAAAAGCTGGAAGAGACTTCAAAGATGTTGAAGGTAATCGAAAGCTAATTCGAGCAAGAATCCATGATGGCTATAGCGAGCATGACTTTGCGTTAGTGATCGACTTTAAGTGTAAGCAATGGCTGAATGATGAAAAGATGGAAAAGTATTTGAGACCTGGAACACTTTTTGGATCATCGAAGAAGTTTGACCAGTATCTTGATGAAGCTAAGCAGAATAGAAAGCAACAAGCCCCCACCACTGAACCACAGGGTTTAAGTGTTGGAGAAGGTTCCGCCCGCGCCGCCAATTATTTGGCCGAGCTAGAAAAACAGTATGAAGGTGATTAAGTGAATGACGATATTGAAAAAGAAATTATTGCGATTTTGCTCAAAAATCCTAAAGACATTGAGTTAATTAATTTAAATCCAGAATGGCTTTCTGACAGTGATTGCAGGGCTTTATATATGGCAATGAAGTCAACAGACGATGCTTCTCTAATGACCATTTTTGGTAAAGCCAAAACAATTTTTGGACAGATGACGCTTGGGTATAGCGATCTAATTACTTTGCGAAGTAGTGCGATTACTGACGCACACCTTAACGAATTGGTTAAGGACTTACACCGGGTCTATGCTGAAAATCAATTGGATCAAGTGATTCAGATGTATCAAGAGGCACCTTATGATGACAATTTGGAGAAGTTGTCAGTAGCTATCAATAGTGTAAATTCAATCGATGAGCGTGTTGACGATGGGAGTATCGGCGCTGAGGCCGAGGAACTAAGATATAACCTTGACCATCCAGTTCAAGCGGGTATCAAGTCTTATAGTCAGCTAGATACATGCTTAGCAGGAGGCTTTTACGGCGGGATGCTCTTCACTCTAGGTGCAAGACCTGGGGTGGGTAAAACGGCATACAGCGTTAATTTAGCAGCTCAAATGATGTCTAAGAATTCCAAACTCCACGTTGACTACTTTACCTTGGAAATGACTAAGCGAGAAATGCTGAATCGCTTTATCAGTCGAGATACTGGTGTGCCGAGTACGGTGCTTCGGGCGAATGCTAATGGGTTAAAACCTGTGCTTAAGCAGATTGTTAAGCAGTCATCGGAGAAGATGGAACGTTTGAATTTAGCCGTTTATGACCAAACAAAAACATTGGCACAAATTGCTGGTGTAATCCGGCGACATGCCAGTGAAGCTAAGCAAAATGAGTATATTGCATTTATTGACTATATCGGTTTAGTCACGGTTCCGGGATTTAAAGAACGTTATCTGCAAGTCGGTGAGATCACGCGTCAGTTAAAAGTAATGGCTAATGAGTATAACGTCCCCATTGTGGCATTGACTCAACTTAACCGTGGCATTGAAAGCCGCCAGGATAAGGCACCTCAGCTCTCTGATATTCGGGAATCTGGCTCTGTTGAGCAAGACAGTAATGTCGTGGCATTTTTATCCCGTTCGTCAATTCAAGACGACATCATTAATTTGGATGTTCGTAAGAATCGTGAAGGCATGTTAATGCAAATCAAGTATCAATTCAACGGTCAGGGGATGAAATTCCAGGAGTTGGAGCTAGATAGCAGTGACTAGTCAGTACATGTCCACTCAGGACTTTAATGAAATTATGAATTCGAATGGATGGCACATGAGTCAGGCAGTCAAGGTATACCTTGTCAAAGCTAGCCACTGCTTCAAACAATATCAGCTAATGACAAAAGCGGCGAAAGCACACCCAAAAAATAAGGTGCTGCAAGCCGAATACAGGCATTTAGATGAGCTGAGGGCTAGTTATGTCTGGGATGCATTAGACACAGCTGAGATCGAATATCTGCAACAATGGCGGTTCCTTGAAGACAAAGGTGACTTCATCCAAGCCATGATGCTTAAATATCATGGTGATTTAAGCAAATGTACAAATGAGGAAAAGGCTAAGGCCGATTATATTGAAGCCTTGGAAAGTGCTAAACAACAGGAGATTAGAAATGGGGTGAGATAGATGCAGCTATTTTTGCCAGTAGAAAAAGACTCTGACGGTAAGCTACTGATTAATCTGAGCGATGTTGACCCGCCAACTCGGCGGATTATTGCCGGAAATGTAGGGCAGCTTGCGGAGATTAAATTTGACGACGGTCGGCATATTACGATCGATCAGCGTAAGAAAATATTTGCTCTACTTGGTGAGATTGACCAGTGGACTGGTAACTTCACGATGGATATTACCGAGCGGCAAATGAAACAGCTTTTTATCAGTGAAAAAGGTTTGGACGAAGAATTTTCGTTCAGCGATTGTTCTTTGAAGCTGGCCAGTGAGTTTATCGAGTTTCTGATCGGTGCTTGTTTTGAGTATGATATTCCGTTTGCAGGTAAGACATTAGATGCTATTCGAGAGCAATACGGCTGGGATATGTTTTGCATCAAATATCATCGTTGTATGATCTGCAATCAGCCAGCAGACATAGCTCATGTACATGCAGTCGGCATTGGAAGAGATCGTAATCACATCAGCCATATTGGCAATTACGTTATGGCATTGTGTCGCAGACATCATCAAGAACAGCATCGTGTCGGCATTAAGTCGTTCATGAAGGAGAACCAACTTAAGGGAGTTAAAGTCACTCCTGAGATTGCTAAGATGCTAAGACTAGGTAACTGGCAGCAAGAACAAGGACAGAATTTAAGATTTATCAATGCAGAATGAGAGGTGGTTGTGTGGCTGCTAATGAAGAACTAATGGATAAGATTCGAAAAGCTGAGAGTGAGTATGGAAGCTCGGACAAGTGGCCGGATTCAATCGTCAAAGAGTTAAACAGGCTAGCTAATCGTCTGCCCGACATTACACACACTGAAAATGTCTTAATTATTCGGCGAATGATCCGACATGGGTTTGATCCCTACCAGATTGTGGAAGCACGAAAAGTGTCTATAGGTCACGTTAGACATATCCGTCTCGAGATGACTAGGGCGGGTGAACTGGACTACGAAGCTACACCAGATGAGCTAAAGCAGATTCAGTACAACGTGTCCCACATGCTTAATCCTAATAACCAAGTCATTGCTACGGCAATGGGTCGGAAGAAAGATTGGGTGCGTTGCATGAGGGAGAAATTGCGGGAGGCAGACAATGAGTAACGTTTACGTAGTTTTTGAGGACATTGATGAAGATGGCGGGTTTGGTGATGCAATTCCAACAAAAGAAGCTGTAGTTGCTTTCTATACAAAAAGCAAAGCCGATAAATATGTATTGGAAAATAGTCATGAAGAAGTTTACGACGTTCCATATGACGAATTAAAACGTGGAGGGATGCATGTCGAAACGGTTCCAGTTAATGATGACTAAGGAGGTTTCAAATGTTTAACTGTAGCAGCGAAGTTAAGTGGATTAGAGTTACGGATATTGATAGCGGCTTAGCTTGGATAAATTTAGAAAACGTGGAAAGAATCTATCCAATTAGTGAGGGATCGGCATTCGAGTGCATTGACTCAATCACTCGAACTACTGTTCCATTTGAAAAAATTCTGGATCTGTTGGGCGGAGGCAGCCAATGAAGCACGGCGATAAGGTGTATTACCAACGACGCCATCACGTAAAGAAGCCTGCTACATGGCTATGCTGGATTACTCGTGGTGATAGGCGGTTATCGATGATGAAAGTTGAAGGTAGTCATAGGCATATTGAGGTGGCACCGAGTGATGTTGAGATTGGGAGGACGAATGTTAAAAATATATAACGGTTGGGCATTTAAAGAAGACGAAAATAAAAAGCGTGATATTAATGCGAATACATTCATTAAATTAATTGATCGTTGCAAAGTAGGATATGGAGAAGATAACGGGTCAGCAGAATATTTTGTTTTTAACGGTGAATATTTGGAAACGAAAGAATGCGAATTCAATGAATTAGAAGTTGCATTTAAGCATTTGCCACCAACTTACAATGAAATCCATGCACAAGTGATTGTTAACAAGCCACGTTTTAATAATGACGAATTACTTTTGCTCTTTGATAGAGGAAACCTATGTTTTGGCGGAACTGTTTCAAATAATATTTTGACTGTTTTTACTGATTAATTAACTGCATATTGGAGGGCGAATGATGGTACCAAAATTTAGAGGTTGGGATCGCAATAACCATGTTATGTATGATTTTATGATGATGTGTTTTAACGTCAATTTGAAAAACGTATTATATCGCAATAATCTAACTGACTTTGATATTGATATGTCTACTGGTCTGAAAGATGCCAATGGCAATATGATTTATGAAAATGATATTATCAAATATTTTGGGGGAAATGAACGTGTAAAAATTAAAACAACTTACGGAATTGTTTTTTATGACTCAGAGCATGGATGTTTTAATTCTCGCATTCAAAACGAAGAACATAACAAAGGTGGAATTAGTCCATTAGACGATTTGATTGTTGGCAACGTACACGAGAACCCAGAACTATTGGAGGCACAGCATGACACACAATCAGATTGAGTATCGCAATTACGTGATGCAAGGCATGGCAAGCTATGGTGGCGATGTGGCACAGGCGTTAGTGTGGTGCGGCAATCACTTCACCAAGTTGAGCAACAGCCAGCGCAACGCGATTAACAAGCTGTCAGCAAAGGAACGCAACCAGGTTATCCATGAGCTGACGATGGAATAAAATTCTTATTTTATGTAGGAGGGATTTCAAATGAAAGCCAAAGATTTAATTCATGAACTACAAAAGTATGATGGAGAAACAGAAGTTGCTATCTATAATCGTTCAACGGGCAGTGCACTATGGATTCCAAATTATGATCCAGATACTACTATCTCACCAGATGATGAATTTGCAGAAGAGTATGAGTTCCCGTCAGGTACTGTATTCATTACTGGTAAGTAATTAGTTAAAAATTCTATTTTATGTAGGAGGAATAAATGCAGACGATATTATTATGCGTGATTTTATCAATGCTTGTTTCAATTATCTTTGGTCAATGGTATATGTGGCAGGATTCAAATAGGAGGATTGCAAAATGTTCGTTGTCTATATGCAGGATTACGATTTTGTTGATTTAGTTGGACTTTACCGTACAAAACAAGGCGCTGAATCCTACGTTGCAAGCATGATTGATGACACACCAATTGAGGATAGCGAGTACAAAATCGAATTCCTAGAGGTTGAAGATTAGGAGGGAAAATCATGATTGATATGCGAATCGGTGAGTATCACATCACGAGTGAGCCACGAAACTATATCGTATCACTTGCTAAATTAAGCGATGATGGAACGCCTAAAACTGTTATGACAAAGGCCGGCGAGGTATTCAGCGAACGTGCGTTAGGCTACTATAACTCGTTGCCACAAGCCTTGCAGGCGATTGCTAAGGACATGATGATCCGTGGTGATGATCGTGTCACAAGCGTTGAACAGTACGTACAAAAGGCAAAGTCAGTAGATGTGGCACTCAACCATGCAGTTTATGAGCGTGGGTTAGAGCTGGAAAAGCGATCACAAAATATTTAGACAGCAAAAAAAGGGCCGCCCGCCAGCAGCCCTCACCAAAATAACTCAACAACTTATTTTACCATAAAATAATGGAATGATGGGGGCTGTCAGTAGTGATGGAGATTGATTTTAGTAACACAAGCATGAGCGATGTTTTCCCAAAAATAGACAAACAGGCGACGTGCCACAAGGTGGCTAGCTTCCTCAAATGGACACTACCTCGCATGGTACTGATTGCTGGCAAGTCACTGACCGATCTGCGCTCGCCAAACTACGACGGAATGCCGAAAGCTCCCGCCAGTGGTAATAGCAACGATGCTCGTATCGTACAGAAGATGTACGCACAAGAGGTTATCAAGCAGACCGTTGAAGCGATGGGCAAGTGCGATAAGGAATGCCGCGAGCTTTTGGACATGCTTTACTTGCAAGACTACACGGATACTATGTGCTACCTGGACTTGGGTTACTCTGAATCTACTTACAGCCATAGCAAGAAGCCCAAGGCATTGCTTCAATTTGCTGATGTTTACTTGATGGAAGATTTGCGCGTGCCTGCTGCTGAATCCTAGATAGTTGCAAAACGGTTGCAAAATGGTTGCGGATTAGGTGCAAAAAGGTTGCGTGAAGTTCGCCGGCATTAACTGGATTTCGGCGTAGTATAGATATCGTTGAAAGGTTAAGAAAAAGCCGCCTGAGGCATTAAGCCACAGTGATGTGGACCAAAGATCGTCCTACTTCCGGCATTGTGGTGGAATGATGAACCGGCCACAAGATAACCTCCGATCAGAAACGTGCATAGCTCAACAAGCAAGGTCAGGAATGCGAACGAAGTAGCATACCCGTCGATAAGTTGCTCTTATGTAGGGTGCAAATCCCTACCAAGCACATTGCCTAAGTAAAGGGCATCTTTACCCGGTCTCCAAACAACCGGGTTTCTGAATTCTTAGCTCAGTTGGTAGAGCATCGGCCTTTTAAGCCGAGTGTCGTGGGATCGAAGCCCACAGGATTCATTGCGGTTGATTAGAGGAATCCGACCGCAAGAGTTACTAAATGCAACCAAGTTGAACTGGTTGATTTCAACCAGTTTTTGAGGATTTAGCTCAGTCGGTAGAGCAGTTGGCTGTTAACCAGCTTGTCACAGGTTCGAATCCTGTAATCCTCGTTGCACGCCAGTCACTAGAAGAGTGAAGCACCAACTCTAGTGATGAGAACGTCAGTCGGTAGCAGGCACCGTGAGAGCCTGTCGATTGTGCTTATCGCAAATAGGTGCAAGCCCATGAGGTTGCTGACAAGCTCCGAGTTCGACGATTGTAGGAGTATTAATGCGCGGTTTAGGAGTGGTTACCTATCTGGTCTCATAAACCAGTACACGTTGGTTCGAATCCAACCTGCGCAATTGAACGCCAATTCAAAATAAAGGGAGCTGGAAGGCCCCTATCTTTTAATAAAAATACATTTGCTTAACAATGGTGTTCATGACGGCTATTCCTTAGGGGATGGCTTTTTGTTTGGAGGAAGAATAATGACAGATGAACCATTAGTAATTTATCGAGGTAAGAATACAAAGATTTTGCTGGACGGGAATGCCGTTCATAACTTCGGGCCAGTTCCAGAAAACATGTTTGATGAAGTTGAAGGAGGAATTATCCTTCACTTGCTGTATGCGTCTCCGGTGCTTAAGCATTTTAACCCGAAGAAGTTTAAATCAATTATTTGTGATGAAAATGCGACCGTGGTTACCAAGATGAAAATTGAGAAGTTCAAGATGTTGCCGTTTTCGATTGGTGCGAGTGTTCCAACGGTTGACGTGATGTTGTACGGGAAACCACATACTACATTTACGGATTAATATAAACTCAATTCATACTTTCCTGTTATACTTAATTTAATTAATTTTGGAGGTAGAGAGGAATGGGCGCATATACTGAAATTAGTGCCGCTATTAGAGATGCAAGTAAGGCAATTCAAAAGTCAAAGGATTCTGATTTACGTCAGAAGGCTATTGATTTACAAGGAATTGCAATGAATCTTAATATGGAAAATTCAGATTTAAAGCACCAGATTGAAATTCTTAAAGGTCAGTTAGCAGAAAAGAATCAGTTGGCACTCGATAAGGAAAGCCTTTGCAGATTTCAAAGCTTTTGGGTGTCTGATGAGGCTACAAGGGATCAAATCGAAGCGCATGGGACACCGATTGATCGAGACTTTTTAGCACATATTTATTGTCCAAAATGTTTGGTTGAACGAAATCAGCTCGTTCCTGTAAATGGATATGGGTCTAAGGAGAACAGACTCTATCAGTTAATGTGTCCTGTTTGTCAGTACAGTGAGTACATTGAATTTAATATTTAACGATGCTAATTAAGGAAGTGTGGTGAGTATGCGTGACTGATAAGGAGCAAGCGTATCAGGATTACATGTCAGGGATGAAGTATAAGGATATTGCGAGTAAGTTAGGCATATCCATCAACACGATTAAATCCTGGAAGAAGAGACATAATTGGCAACGAGGTGCACCCCCTGCAACCAAGTTAGAGAATAGAAAAAAGGGTGCACCCAAAGTTGCACCCCCTGTTATTGATGAACTGGAAGACAATCCCAACTTAACGAATCAACAAAAAGATTTCTGTATCTACTTTTTGCAACGACATAACGTGATGTGGGCATACATGAAAGCCTATGGCGCAAGTTACGATACGGCCAGCAAGAATAGCTGGGCCCTTATGGGGAAAAAAGGGATTAAGGAACAGATATCCAAGTTACGCAAGGCTCAGGAGACTGAGCTATACATAAATGCAAACGACATCTTGAATGAGTACGTCAAGCAGGCCACTAGCAATCTGGGCGATTACTTGAAGTATGACGTGCAAGAGATAGTCGACAAGAAACACAAAGATGCTCACGGCAACTACGAGCATTATTATTCCGTGCAGATTAAGCCTGAGGATATGGACAAGGTCGATATGTCGTTGGTGAAGTCCTTCCATCGTGGCAAAGACGGCCTAGTCATTGAGCTATATGATAAACAGAAGGCCATGCAAGTCCTACTTGACCGCCTGCCAGAAGCTAAGTTGACCAGTGAGCAGAAGGACAGCTTCCTAAATGCAATTATTGCCGCCAAAAAAGGCAAAGAAAAAGAGTAGCCGAAGCTACCCGAAGTCTATATTATCTAGCATACGTTCTCGACTGACCTGATCTAAGCCGAGATAGGCGAGCGTCATCGCTTCACTGGAATGGTTAAGCAGTGTCATGACTAGTCCAATATTGTAGTGGGATTGGACGTAGACACGATAAGCGCCCGTTTTACGCATGGTATGAGTTCCCAAGTAATCCAGTCCCAGTAAGTCACCGACACGAGCCATAACTTTGTAGAATTGCTTCTCATTGATGTGTCTGGTTGGGTCACTACTTGATGGGAACAGCCATTCAGATTCAATGTGTTTGGAATTCAGCCATTCACGATAATCCAATAAGTCATTGATGACTGGCTTGAGGTAGAGAGTGTTCGCCTTGCCGGTCTTTTTGTCGTGGATAAATGCATTCCTGCAAGCATTACCGTCGCTGTCGAACACGTCATCATATCGCAAGGAAAGAACATCACTGACACGTAATAAAGTGGCTTTTCCGACTTGGAAGATGGTGTAGTTCCTGCGACCAGCTCGAAAACTATCGAGTAGTGTTTGCTGAACTTGTATCAGGACGTTTGAGTCTTTGATTGGAAGAACATTTTGCTTCATGATTGTACCTTCTTTTGTGGTCTATTTATCTTAATATGGAATAAATAACTCCTATAAAAAGAAGTATACAATCTAAACGCTGATAAATCAATAAGCATGAGGAGTTATTATCTTGAAATAGCCCCTAAAAGGAGATGACCATCAATCCAAGTTAAACAATTTGAGTTTGCACCGTTTTCAGAGAAGCAGCTTAACGTTTTGAATTGGTGGTTAGACCCTCGCATTTTTGAAGCCGACAATCCGGAATTAGTCATGGTGCTTCGCCCTGAATGGCTTAATCGACGCGATGTTGAAACGATTATATGTGATGGTTCTGTTCGGGCGGGTAAGACGCTTATCATGTCTATGAGCTACGTTCTCTGGTCAATGACGAACTATAACGAAGAACAGTTTGGCATTGCTGGTAAGACGATTGGATCGCTTCGGCGTAACGTGATCCGGCCGTTGATGAGAATGCTTCGTGGCCGTGGCTACGAGGTGAAGGATAAGCGGGCGGACAATCTACTGGTAATTAACCACAACGGCGTGACAAACTACTACTACCTATTTGGGGGCAAAGATGAAGGAAGCCAAGACCTGGTACAAGGTATCACGGTCGCTGGCTTCTTTTTTGATGAAGTAGCTTTAATGCCAGAATCATTTGTTAACCAGGCGACCGCACGTGCGTCTGTTGATGGTGCGAAGTTCTGGTTCAATTGTAACCCAGCTGGGCCTTACCACTGGTTCAAACTGGAGTGGCTAGATCAATTAGACCAGCACAAAGCAATCCATATTCACTTCACGATGAAAGATAATCCGTCACTGTCTCCTGAGACGATTGACCGTTACGAGCGTATGTATACGGGTGTATTCTACCAACGCTTCATTCTGGGCCAATGGGTACTGTCAGACGGTATCATCTACGATAACTTCAACAAAGATAAGATGATTGTTAAGAATCCACAGGGCACGGCGCGTAAGTACGCTGTTAGCATTGACTACGGGACACTTAACCCGACCGTGTTCTTGATGTGGGGACTGTATGGTGATACGTGGCATCTTACCAAAATGTACTACTATGACGGTCGTCACAAGCATAAGCAGAAGACCGATGAGGAGTATTCAGCAGAACTGGATAGATTCGAAGACGGCCTTAATCCTGTTGAGATTATTGACCCGTCTGCTGCTTCTTTTATCACTTTGCGCCGACGCGGAGGTCATCATGTAATCAAAGCCGACAACGACGTGCTAGACGGCATTCGTAAGACTGGGATGGCGATGAACACAGGTAAGATTGTGTTTTCACCTGACCTAGCTAACCTATTCAAAGAGTTTGCTAGTTATGTCTGGGATGAGAAGGCCGCAGAGCATGGTGAAGATAAGCCAGTCAAGCAGCATGACCACGCGATGGACGCTATGCGTTACTTTGTGATGTATATGATTGGCCGTCAACCAACGATTCAAACATTCAAATTAGGATAGGAGGTGAGAGATTGGCACTAGAAATTGATGTACCAAATTTAGAGAACGAGGTGCTTAACAACACCCAGATTACACATAACAATACGTTCATTTTCCCAGCGGACCAAGAGATTACCACTGGTGACCTGGTCAGCTTGATTGATTACCATCGACTGCATATTCGTCCTCAGTACTTGAAAGACCGTAAGTATTATGAGGGAGACCATGATATCATGCACAAGGCTTCTAAAGCTGCATACAAGCCGGATAACCGATTAGTGATTAACTTCCCACGCAAGGCAGTGACCAGCTTCAATGGGTTCTTTATCGGCACCCCTGTCAAGATTGACAGCAAAGATAAGTCAGCCGACGAATACATAAGTACTTGGACCAATGTGAACAATTTTGAGGATGTGAACTCTGAGGTCAGCAAGGAAGCTAGCATGTACGGACGGTCTTACTACTTTGTCTATCAGGACGAGCAAGGAAACCCATGCGTTGTACCTTCTAGCCCACTTGATACCTTCCTTATCTACGACGATACAATTGCCCGAAACGTCAAATATGGCGTGCATTACAGCTATAACGTAAAGGGTGAGTTAATGGTGTCACTGATGAGTGTTGGTCAGTATAGAGAGTTCGTTATGAACGGGAAATCTGATAACTACTTGGATCAGGTCGGTGTATATGCTTTACCATACCCGATTGTTCCCATCATTGAAGCTGTTGAGAACGAGGAACGACTATCGCTTTGCCACGATATCGTGACCCTGATTGATGCACTAGATAAGGCTATGTCTGAGAAGGCTAACGATGTCGATTACTTTGCTGACGCCTATTTGAAGATTATCAATGCATATATGGGTAAGGAGGAAGTTAAAAATTTCAACGAAAACTTACGCGATGAACGAATGCTTGTGGTTGATGGAGCTGATAGTGGTGCGGAGGCTGATACCCAGGTTGACTTCATGGAGAAGCCTTCTGCTGACGAGACACAAGAACACTTGGTTGACCGACTGGTTGATTACATTTACCAGATTGCTAACGTCGTCAACCTCAATGATGAGGCCTTCGCAGGCAATCCGGCTGGTGTGACCCTTAAGCTGAAATACCAGCCCATGAAAGACATGGCAGACGTCAAAGCCAATAAGTTCAAGAAGTCGCTACGTGACGTGTTTCGGTGCGTCTTCTCGGTTGTACCGGGGATGAATCCCGATGTATGGCAGGACCTAACGTTCCGCTTTACACAATCGACACCGCAGAACTTGCTGGAACTGGCACAGGCTTACAGCTACTTCTATGGCAAAATTTCAACCAAACTGCTACTTCAACAGATGCCGTTTGTGGACGACCCAGACGAAGCTATGGCCGAGTTTAAGAAGGAAAACCAGGATACCCAGCAACAGACTGGTGGAATGGTTCAACAGATACTTGGTAACATGACTGACCAACAGAAGCAGAAGGGCGGTGTAGGCAATGCCGCTAACGCTCAATCAGGAAAAGCAACGAATTCAGCAACTAATCAATTTGGACGACCAAACGGACCAACAAAGTAGTCAGTATACGGCCGAATGCCTAGCTTTCATTCAGACCCATCTAATGGCCTTTTATGAGCGTTATGCAGACGATGAGGGTATTTCCCTTACCCAAGTAAAACAACGCGTCTCCAAGTGGGATATAGGCCAATGGAAGCAAGTTATCAGCCAGATGGGGGATGTGAGCGATTGGCCGGACGATGCCAAGCAACGAATGACCATTGCAGGGTTCGTTGCGGGTATCGACCGTTCCCATTTACTTGATGCTATCATTAGCTTGGGTGTCATCAAGATGACGGTCTCTAACCAAAAAAATATCACTCATCGCTTACAGCTAGACGGCAAGACCGAAGCTAGACGGATGGGTGATTTTTTTGACCTCACTTCTAAACAATCCAAGAAGGTTACTAGCATTATCACTGACCCAGAGACCACTAAGATATGGTCACAAAATCTGTGGGTTGATAGCGATAAGATAGCCGGGGATGTACAATATCTAGTCAATCAACACCTTAAGCACGGCATGTCGCTTAATGATTTAAACGATATTCTCGCTTCTCATGCTAATCCTAAGCAGTTTAAACCGGGACAATCCGCTGCTGATCGAATCCAGCAAATGGAATTCAACGCTCGACGGATTGTGCGCACCGAATCGGCCCGATTAAAGGACGAGGTCAACATGACCACGTACCGGATGAAGGGTATAACCAAGGTTGACTGGGTATGTGAGCCTGGTGCTTGCTTGAAATGCCAAGGTATTGAGGAACTGGGGCCATACTCAGTTAATGGTGCGCCAGGTATTCCTGATGATAGCCATCCTAACTGTCGTTGTTCGAAGATTCCTCATATAGAAAATTTAAACAGGAGTTATTTCTAGCAAATGGAGCCTATGGAATGCTGATTTATCAATATGTGGATCTAAATAAATAATTTCAAAGAGTCGATTGTTCGGTATTTACCGTTGAATCGACCTTTTTGTACCCAAAACCAGGCGTGGAAGTTTTAAAAAGCTACGGAAAGTGCAGGCATGGATTCACTTTAAAAGCTATGGATGAAAGGAGTTTTACCCATGAAAAAGTTCGATTTAATGCCGCTTAATCTTCAATTCTTTGCTGAACCAGGCGATTCAGGTGGTGATGGTTCTGGTACTGGTGGTAATGGTCCACAAGACGGACAAGCCCAAGACAACTCTGGCGGTCAAGGTGAAGGTAATCAAGGCGGAGGCCCCAAGCCAAAAGGCGATGAACCTAAGTACACCGATGAGCAGGTGAACGAAATCATCAACAAAAAGTTCGCCAAATGGCAGACCGAGCAAGCAGCAAAGGTCGAAGAAGCTAAGAAACTCGCCGATATGAATGCTAGTCAAAAGAAAGATTACGAGCTTGAGAAGGCCAATAAGGCCGCTGCTGAGGCTAAAGCTCAAGTGGCACGGTATGAGATGACTGCAACGGCCCGTAAGATGGCTTCTGATGCCGACATGACCCTAACAGATGAAGACCTAGACCACCTTGTAACTGAGGACGCTGATAGCACGAAGGCTAACATGGACTGGTTAAACGGGTTAAAGACCCGTATTTCTGCCGGTGTAAAGGCTGAATTTTTAAAGGGTAATCCTCCCAAAGCTGGTGGTGAGCCATTAGGTGGTAAGACGGGTACTTATGGCGCGCAACTAGCCAAGCAAAGTGGATCTAAAAAGGATCCTTACTTCAAAACAACTAACTAGGAGGATAAATAATGACTAAGTATGAACACTATGTAAGTCCGGACCAAGTTCTGGGCTTTATTCGTGAAAAAGTGGCGTTCGGTGCATTGATTAGTGATACTGGCGTTATTGCTGATGCTAATGGTCACAAGGTGATTCCAGCAGGTACGCCTGTTGGGGGAGATACATCAATGTTAGACGACGAAAACGCAATTCTGGCGGTCGCAACTGACGCTACTAAAGGCACCGTACAAGGGATTCTCGAATTCCCTGTTGACGTTACCGCTGGCACTGCCGACGGTACCGTTATCGATAATGGATACATTAATCGGCTGCGGTTGCCAGAAAACGTGACCATTTCTAAGGATATGGAGAAGGCTCTACATGATAAAACAATTGGCGGCAAAGTCATCTTCATCAGCCGAAATAAGTAAAGGAGGGAAACACATAAATGAATAAATCGATTTTTGACGACATCAACTCAACTAATATCGGGTCTTACTGGACGACTTTATCTCAGCAAATGGATCCTTATCTTTGGGAAACGTTGATGCCAAATTCTAAGCAAATTGCTTCTGATTTTGTTTTCTACCGTGGTATGAGTAATGCTCCTAAACCACTGGCACCATCTGCATTTGGTGTTCCTGCCATCATGCGGAAGCGAAGTGGGTTTGACCGTGTGTCCGATCACACTCGTTACTTCAAAGAAGGCTATTACATTGACGAAGCTATTCGGCAACAATTACTTCGAGTAGGTGCCAACGCAACACAAGCTGAAAAAGATATGATTAATAACCATATCTTCCAAGACTCTATGGAATTGCTTAAGGGCGCACAATTGACACGTGAAATTATGCGGAACCAAATTATCCAAACTGGTAAGATCAACGTCATCGGCAATGGTCAAACCATTACAGCAGATTACCAAATGAAAGCTTCTCACCGTGTTGTAAATGACAAGGCTTGGGGCACTACCGGTTCAACACCATTTGAAGACATTCAAAAGGCTCGTGACTTAGTAGGCGATGATTCGGATCAGGTAATTACGCGTGCCGTTATGAATAAAGCCACTTTTAATGCACTAATGAGTGATACAAATGTTAAGTCAACCATGCTATATGACAATGGAAAACTTGCAAACGTGACGATTCCGCAGTCTGAATTGCTTAATTTTTTGGTGACTAACTATGGCTTGACCGTACAAATCTATGATAAGCGGTACATGGATATTGATGGGACCAAAAAGAAATGGATTCCAGATGGCCGGGTTATCTTCTTACCAGATGGCGAACTTGGGAAGACCATTATGTCTACCACCCCAGAAGAAGCTGACTTAGCAGCAGCCTCTGATGTGGATATGACATTGGTTGATAACGGTGTGGCTATTACTACCATGCTTGATTCTGACCCCGTCAACAAGAAGATCAATGTGTCTCAGGAAGTAATGCCTTCCTTCCCACAAATTGACGGTATTTATATTTTGGATGCGTTTGCCAAGACTGGTACAGACCCGCTGGCAACTACACCAACTGCACCAGCTTCGACCACTACTACGACTGACCCAAAAGCCTAGCCCCATCGGCTGATAACGGGGCTGATACGAATGTAGGGGATGACGGTACAGCCAAGCCAACCTCTGCCAACACTATCGACCAAATTAAGGCCTACCTGGACGCACAGGGGATCAGCTACAGTGGTGTGACTGCTAAGGCCGATCTGCTTGCTCTCATAAAGTAGGTGATTAGATGACCATCGATGTATCTACTGTACAGGGGATGGACCAGAAGTTTGCCAAGCTAGAGCCGGACGTGATTCAGAGCTGGATTGACTTAGCTCAACCGGTGGTAGCCATGTCCGGTCTGCCTGAACAGCCTGAAAACGTCATTCTACATGGGTGGGCGTTGATGGCGGCGCATATCGGTACACAGATTATGCGCCAAGGAAATAACAAAAGTAGTCAGACCATGGGCCCTCTCACTGAGAGCTTTTTTGACGTGTCTAGTCTTGGTTCTGACATGTTTTTGAAGCTCTACAACGACTTGCTAAAAGCATGGGGGTTAGCTCCCATCGGTAAGAACGAGGTGCATTTTTATTGAGTGAAGATGAATACGACTACATAGACAAAATCGAACGTGAAATTGACGTCTTCAACTCGATGCAGATTGAGGTGGGCGTTCTTCATGACGACTTCTTACAGATGATTGCTGTAGTCAACAATGACGGAGCAGTCATCCAGGCTAAGAATGTGCCTTACCTCGTAATTCCACTCATGAAGGATGGGATACGAACCTACGTCAAGAAGAAGTCAGTTAGTATTCCAGCTCGCAAGTTCATGGAACGGACGATTACCCGCCATGAGGGACGTTGGCAGACACTTGCTGTCCAACAGATTACCAAACTCATGAACGGGGATGGTAGTGCCATGATGGCTCTTCACATGATTGGACACATTGCTGTCGAACAAATGAAATCCGAAATTGTGCGCTTCAAGGTGCCACACAACGCACCGCTGACTGTAGCAAACAAAGGTTTCGATGATCCGCTGATTGATACGGGTGCCCTGAGAGACGCCATTGATTATCGGATTGTGCCTAAAAACATTTGAAAGGGGGTGTAAAAATGGCAGATACGAGTTCTTTAACTTTAAACGTGTACAAAAAAGGCGACTTGAAAACGGCTATTGTTTCTGGTGATAACGCTCAAGGAGCAGTTATTACGAAGCTAGCTGCTGGTACTGTAGTTGTTGCGGGTGACTATGTAGCAACCCATACCGATCCAACCGGTACCTTGGCTGAGTCTGATCCAGCCGATGTGCCTGGTTTCACTGTCCCAAAACAGAAGGCACCGGCTCCGACTAACCTGGTGGTAACGCCAACGGCTGACGGTGCGACTATCGCCGCTGGGACAACTGAATAAAGGAGTGATGACTAATGTTTGACTTCGACGACATGATAGACCGCTGGGGGATTCCGCTTGAAATTGAAATGGGAGGCGGCAACGATGGCGGCCATTATGATGAATCTGGTGAGTGGGTGGCTGATAAGGCCGTTCCACTCAAAGTCAACGAGCCACTACTCCCGCCTGGAACTAACGCTAGCCCTGGTACTTACTACACGGGCAACCGGGGAGGAATGCTAGATGCTTGGGATATGGACTGGTACTCAAAACAACCGAAAATAGCTGACCAAACAGAGGTCAAAGACCTTGAACGTGGAATCACCTATCGAGTGGCAAAAAAGAGCGACTATCAGCCTTATGCCGGTATCACAATTTACAATCTGGAGGCGGTGACGACTAATGGAAAAACCGTTTGACTGGAAGACCTTAATGGCTAAAATCAAAGAGTTAATTAAGCAAGAAACGGGTATGGATTGCATTGTCGAGGGCGGAATGGGCCCCCAGCCACCATATCCGTTTTTTACGTACCAAGTCCGACCATACATACCCATCGACATTACGGATAACGTGGATCGAGAGGAGTTTGAAGCTGAAATTGACTTCATGTGCCACTCTCAAAGCGCCAACGAGGCGTACACCTTAGGTAACCAACTACGGAAACTATTTGAAACGCAGTCCATGGACTACCTGGGGGATGAAAACGACTTTGGTGTGGTCGACACAGGGGAGGTTGAGTCTTCAGACAATGTGATTACGGTTCAAATTGAACGTAGAACTGAGTTCACCGTACGCCTTCGATTGCTAGATACATTTAAAGACAAAATAAACACAATTGGCGATATTGGCATCAATGGAGCCAATCTATCTGATAAAGATAAATACAAATGAGAATAGGAGGGATTTAATTGCCAGTAATTCCAAAAATTACCGATGTGTTTGTCACCATCGACATCACACACCCTCAAACGACGATTGGACTTAAAAATTCCAACATTTTCGTTAAGGGAGACAAAGAATCCTACAAGGAATATACATATCTGGGCGCTGTGGAAGCCGATTATCCGGCCGACACGAATGTCTACAAAATTGCCGAGCAGCAATTCGCTCAAAGCCCTGCACCAGAATTGGTAGCTGTAACGACTTTCACGGGTGATTCGACTGTTAAGGCCCAAGCACCCGCACCATCTGGCGTTACGGCTGACGCAACCTCTGACGGGGCTACAATCAAGGCTACTCCGGTCACCATCAATGAACCGGGAGATGACGTGCCAACCACTGGCATTGCAAAGGCCGGTTTTGACTACTTCTACAACAACTGGGAATTTGCTATTTTAGCTGACTATAACAAGGTTGATGCTTTAGCGTTGTCCAATCTGATCGAACACGGCGGCTACGATGCTAAGGGTTATCACATTCTGTTCTTGCAATTTGGTGAAGATAACAAGAACGATGCAACTGAGTTCGCTGCTAACTCCCGGACATGGTGCTTCTACCATACTGATACGGACGAACTGTATGCGGCGGCTTTAGCTGCTGCCGGTGCTCAGGGGACCATTGGTCAAGTATCGTGGAAGTTCGTATCTGATTTGGCAAATGTTACGCCTGAGACTCTTCCGGCTAGTGATATCTTGGCGCTGGAAAAGTTAGGACTTATCTGCTACGTGCACAAGGGTAACAACGACAACCAAACTGACGACAAGAATGCCGCTGGATATTACATCGACGAAGTTCATGGTCGCGACCAAATCAAGGCAACCGTTGAAGGAAACCTACAGAACACCTTGAACTCGGCTGGCAAGACACCGTTTGACTCGGTTGGCTTAGGGATGATTGCCGCTAGCTTAGATAGCTCTATGAGCCTGTCTTACAATGCGGGAATTATTGCGACCGACCCTGATACAGGTAAGCCAATGTACTCAACTCACGTTCCTTCCGTAAAGGAAGTAGGCCGTTTTGCGATTGCTAGCCGTGTTTTGAAGGACACGACTTTTGGCTATACGCCATCTAGCGCTATCAACACGGTTTACGTGCACGGTAATGAACAACAATGGGCATAAGAAAGGGGGAAAAGTAAATGGCAGTAGGAAACGCAGTTGACGACTTTACTGGTCGCAATTCAATTGATATTGGTGAAGGACGGACGCTTAACTTGTACAAGGCTAAGGACGTCTCTATTACTATCACGCGGGCCGATGGATCTACCGTAATCCTTCGGAACTTCCAAGATGGTGACATGGTTACTCCGCAAAAAACCAACAATAAAGTGGACGCGATGAGTGACCCACAAGCATCTGCAGCGGCTTCGGTCACGTATGACGCAATGGGGACTATTCAAACCACCGTGCAACAGGGATCTCCAACCAATAACTTACTTAGTGAGTTGTACAACACCGATGAAGTGTTTGGCTTTCACATCGCTTACGGAGATGAGAAGACCGGTGGGGACCATTGCATGATCCAGAAGGCTCCTGACGCGCCGTTCGGTAAGAACGTGCCTACTCGTGCTTGGACTGCACAGGTCTTTGACTACAAGTACGATGGCGACGCAAACGCTTAGCACCGGGAAATAAATAGAATTTGAGTAGGGCTGCCGGTGCAGTCTATTTTTTTGCTTAAATTTTTGGGACTTGGCATGGTTCAACTCCATGTCAGGCCATTATTCAAAATAAAAAAGGAGATATTTTATTATGACTGAAAAAGATGAAGCACAAGCAACTAATACGGCGGTAAAAACTACTACTCGCAAAAAGGCAACTCCTAAGAAGAAAAATTACTCCAAGACGATGAAGCAAGAAACCTTCACCGCTGAATCCGGGAACGAGTACCTATTTACTTATCCGGGTACCTTCTTCGTTCAACAAAAGGTTGTCGATGCTTCGATGGTAAACGGATTCCAAGACAAGGTTCTCCTGTATGAAGCGCTGATGAAGAACATCTTAGAAGGCGACTACGACTGGGACTACTTCGATAAGCAAATCCAGGATGAAGACAAGACCAACTCTGCAACTGCCGAAGATCACGACGGAAACGAGGTCGAATACAAGCTCAAGTATCCTGGTCTCAAACGTCAATACAGCATGGTCGAAGAATCTCGAACGGTCAATGGAAGCATTGCCATGGCCGAATTTAACAAACAACTCATGCAACATGTCATCGTAAGCCCGAACATCAAGTTTGATTACTGGGACCACCATGACGGTTATCAAAAGATTATGGAAGAAGGAAATGTCTTTTTGGGAACCGTCGGTAGTGAATCTGACTTCAACGAGGTCATGGAAGCGGCAAGTGACTTCGTAAACCGTATGTTTCGGTAATCCCTACGATAAAAAAGAGCAAGTACTAAAGCAGAAGGCTCAGTACCTTCTGCAATTTTACCGTCCTTCTATCTATGGAATCGCCAGTGTTGAGGAAACCAAACGAATGACAACAGACGAATTGATGGTCGCTAATGCCTTGGTTGACGAAATCGAGGAGCAACGTGATATCCGGATGAACAACGCCATCGTTCATGCTCTTAATCCTGGCGATAACTAGAAAGGAGGCAATACATAATGGCGATGAGAAAAAGTTTCATCGAAATAGGCTATAAGGTCAACAAGTCTGGCTTGACAGAAGCAAAAACGGCGGTTGATAAGCTGATTCGTAGCCAAGAAAAAATGCTCAACAACTTGGATGCTTATGATCAACGCAATCGCAAAATTGCGGCTAGTCAACAATCTGTGAATAGTGAGATTCAAAAGACTGCCGCATACCAGTATCAAACTGCTAAAGAACAGGCTAAGGTAACCGACTCTGTTGTTAAGACGCGTGCTGAACAACGGAAGCTGTCTGAGGCCGAAGGTAAAACCCGACAAAAGGCAGTAGATACTGGTGACTCGATTGTTCGAAGTAATGAGAAGAGCGCTAGGGCTGTAAATCGAACTCGTCATAGTACTGAACAGGCGTCAACTTCTTTTGATAAGCTTCATGGTGCTGGAAGCCGGCTAGTCAATATGGGTTCAGCAATCTCGATGGCTATGTTACCGGTCGCCGCAGCCTTCAAAAAATCTGCTGATGAAGCCACTGAGCTAGAAAATAAATACACCACCATCAAGAATCTCTTACATACAGGTGGCGAATCAGCCGGAGCGTCTGCCGCTGAAACCAAACAGATGGAGAAGGACAACAATCAGTTCGCTCTGCAATACGGTGTTTCTCCTGTTGAAATGTCTAAAGGTGGCGAAGAGCTAATTCGGCGTGGCTACTCTGGTAGTCAAGAACTAGCTTCACATAAGTACTTCCTACAAGCGGCACGAGCGTCTGGTGATGACTACAACTCGGTTGTTGGCTATGGTGCACCTGCCCTAGAACAATTCGGTTACAAGACCAAGGCCGGTGACAGTCAGAAGAAGATGGCTGCCTACACTAAGACCGTTCTTAATCAGATGGCTTATGGTGCTGACTTATCTGCGACTGACTTTACTGGGATTGGAAACAGTCTTCGATACGCTGGTGCCACGGCTCACTCAGCCAATCAATCGTTAGCTGGAACTATTGGTGCCGTTGGGGTACTAAGTAATAACGGTCAAGACGGTACAGTAGCTGGGACTGGTTTGCGTAAAGACATCAACTCATTGATGAATACCACAAGCAACGGTGATAAAGCATTAAAGTCTATTGGATTGAGCTCTGATGATCTACGTGATTCTCACAACAACCTATTAAGTCTGGACAAGGCCTTTGAGCTGTTAAACAGCCACATGAAGGGCATGAATGACACTGAACGTGCGTCCGTCTTCCATAGTTTGTTTGGTACAACTGGTCAAGAATCAGCCCTGATTCTGTCTAAGAATGTTGACCAAATGAAGTCATTGACCGGTCAGGTTCAAAACGCTGAGAAGCAGGGTAAGGGTAAAGGTTACATTGCCGACCTAGCTCAGAAGAATATGAAGTCCTGGAAGAACCAGATTGAAGTCTTCAAGCAGTACATGAACGTCATGGGACTTGGATTCACCAAGACGGTTCTTCCTGGATTTACACATATGCTTACTGATACCAACCACGTACTTAAGGCACTTATCAAGTTACCTGAACCCGTCAAGGACCTAACCGGGCATGTTGTCGCGCTTGGTAGTGCAATGGCTGTCGCTTACGCTGGTTCTAAGCTCTTACGTAAGGGATTAGACTGGATGGGTGGTAGTGCTTCTACTAAAGTAGGACGTCAAACTCAAATGGTTGAAGATGTTGCTCAAACGTCTGAAGGTGCTGTTCCAACTGTCTCGCCTACTCGTCCTTCTGTCAGAGCAACAACTGGTTTACGTGGCAAGTGGAATGGCCTATCCGGTATGTCTAAACTAGCAATTGCTGGTGTTGGATTGGATGTAGGTACACAAGCAGTCGGAGCTTTTAAAGAGGGAATCGGGAGTAAAGCAGGTGGAAAAGATTTATGGTCAGCAGCTGGTAAGACGACCGGTGCTACCATTGGCGGCGTTCTAACTGGTGGTAATCCAGTCGGCATTATGATTGGCGAACAAATTGGCGATGCATTTGTCAAAGTGGCTATCCCATACTTTACCAAGCAAGATCATAGATCAAGTTCCAATATCAAGGACTACAATAAAAAGGCTAAAAAGACAGGGTCTCCAGATTACAATCAATTAAGGACGGATTCTTATGGATCAGGCGCGGGTACTGACTTTTCGGGGCTGTCGACTGGGGATGCGCCTTATAAGCCACATAAGAGTCAGCCACGCAAAAAAGCGACTAACCCATATTCTGGTCTGTCGTCTCAAACGTCTGACTTCTTACGATCGACTCGAAAGCAAGTACAGCAAGCCAACTCTGAATACTTGAGCATTATGGCAACCGGTTCTAAAAAAGCTATTGACCAAAATAAGAATACATATACGAGTCTTCTTAAATCTGTCAAGTCATACTCAGCCAAACAGCGTGAGTCTTCGGATAGCAACATTAACTATCTTAAAAAGATTGGCGCAATTAGTTCGGCTGAACAGGCTAAAGAACTCCAAAAGAATAAAAATGGTGACAACAAACGTCTATCTGCCGTTAGGAATACGGTCACACAGATTGAGAAAGCTGAAAAGTCTGGCAGTTCTAATCGAATGGCCCTTGTCGCTAAGCTAAATGGTCAATTGCTTCGCCTTACGGATGCAGGTGCCAATAAGCAGAAGAGTATCTACAACAAACTTCGTGAGGGCGTTACGTCCCTAACTTCAAAGCAATATTCTTCTGTGATGAAACAAAGTCGGCAAGCAAGAACACAAACAGTAGCCGATGCTAAAAAGCAGTATGAATCTCAAAAAGAGAGCGCCACGAAGTCTTACTACAAGACACTCAGTTCTGCCAAGGCTACCTACGGTGTGCACTCTAAGATGTATGCCAAGATTAAGACCTACGCCGATAAGCAGTACACCGACACGACAAATGCAGCTCATCAGCAATACAAAGATACAGTTAAATGGGCTAACAAGTCTGAAAAGGCTGTCGAGAAGGCTGCGGCTAATGCCGCAGATGGCATCGACGGAATCATGGGCGTGATGTCCGATAACATCACGATAATGGGCAAGCAGCTTGCTAAGGCGGTTGGCGGAACCTATTCCAAGCCCGTTTCAAATGAACAATCCATCAAGAATAATACTCAGCCCGGTGCCCAGCTTAATAAAGGAGCACAAAAGCTTCGGAATAAAACGACCGTGCTCAAGAGTGGTCAATCCGCGCCTAAGATGCCTAACGCATTTGCAGGTCATGCGACTGGTGGACCTATTCGTGCTACTCAGATGGCGATGGTCAACGAAGCTGGTACAGAAGTAGCTTACAACCCACGGACAGGTAAGTTCCGTCTGCTGGGGAACGGGCCAGCCTTTACTAAGCTATTTGCTGGTGAACATGTTATCAATGCTAAAGACACTCGCAAGCTGTTTTCTGGTGGTCTAGGCAAGGGAAAGACACTTAAGGGTTACGCAGCAGGGACTACCTCGCTAAGTAGCTCTAGTGTTGGTGGCTCCGTCAAAGCCAAAGGATTCAGTAATCCACTAGGTTCTGCCGAAAAGTCTACCAAGACTTCAATGGGTAAGATTTCCAAGATGGTTACTGGTGGCTATGACAAGGCGACGACGAAGTCTTCTAAGTCCATCAAGAAGTTTGGCTCACAGTCAACTCGTGACTGGAAAGAAATTCATGGCGATACCAAGCGGTATACCGGTCGAATTCAGAAAGAAACGATTGGAGATTATGACCAGCTTCAAAAGGGTGCAGACAAGCAACTCGTTCAGATGAAGAGTTCCCAACTTGCCACCATGAGCAAGATTCACAATGGCATGAATTCGGAAACGAAGGCCATCGAGAGCGATTTCAACTCCATCATGGGTAAGTTACCGGGTGATGCTAAAGATGCCATGAAAGGTTCCATTACGTCCCTTAATGGTGGCTTTACTGCGATCGATTCAGCGTTAAGTCAATTTGGCGGCAATAAGTCTGTGTTGAAGCCAATTCATTACGCGACTGGGTCTAATGGTCCAATCGGTAGCGATCAGCTTGCCGTCTTAAATGACGCTAACTCTGGTCCACGTCAAGAATTGGTTGCTCGTGGTCAACAGCTTCTTAAGCCGGTCGGCGATAACGTAGCTGTTCATCTGCGTAAAGGTGATGAAGTCTTCAATGGTGACCAGGTTGAGCGTGCTAAGCCATACCTTCCTCACTTTAAGAAGGGTACTGGTGCGTCTGACAGCAAGCTGAAATCACTTGCTAAGGCTAACTCTGCTAATCCGGCGAAGTCCTTTTCTAACGAATTTACAGCTAATGCTAAGCCAACTGGTTCAACTCTTCAAAAAGGTGTGACCAACGTCGCTAACACCGGTGCTAAGAAGGTTGGTGTTCCATGGTCGAGTGCTATGTGGGGCCTGATTCAGGACACTATCGAAGGTGGCACAGCTGCTGGTGGTAAATGGATTCATACACCCGGTCTTGCTTTAACCAATGGCTTTGGTGCTGCTCGATCCTTTGGCTCCCATGATGGTAACGACTTTTCCGGCCCATTAGGGTCAGCCATTCTCGCCATGCATGGTGGTAAGGTCGTTCAAATTGGGCGACCAGGTCATGGTTGGCCGTATAGTCAGCTAGGTGACATCATCGAACTTGACTCTGACGATGGGTATCACCAGATTTACCAAGAGTTTGGTGGCATGAACAACATCAAGGTAGCTGTTGGTGACGTCGTGAAGACTGGTCAACGTATCGCCACTTTAGGCCACCTTAATGGTGCTGGTAGTGGTGCTCACGTCCATGTCGGACTAGCTCATGGTTCTGTTTGGGATCATGGCGGTTCGTCTACTAAGGGCTGGCTTGATATCACTAAGATGCGGGGTGGCTCTGATGCGTCATCTAAACTCAAATCGTCGTCTAAGCCTAAAGCCAATAGTGCCCTGACTAAGCTGGTCAAATCTCAACTTGGTTCATCTGCTATCAAGTGGATTGAAAAGAATCTTCAAGACGATATCGGCTCTGCTGACGTTGGCGCCTTGGGTGGGAGTGTAGCTTCTCGTGCACGAACGCTTGCAAAAGCAATTAAGAGCATGTACGGGCCAGCCACTAAAGCTGGTATCGCAGCTGTTCTTGGTAACTGGGAGTTTGAATCTGGATTGAATCCAGGTGCGATTAACCCTGGCGGTGGTGCTAGTGGTCTTGGTCAATGGCTCGGTGGCCGGAAGAGTGCTTTGATTAACTTTGCTAAGAAGAATGGTGGAAATTGGAAGTCAGCTGGAACTCAGCTTGCTTTTGCCTTGAAGGGTGATGGCTCCGACAGTTCCGTTTTGAAGTCCGTTCTGAGCGGTACTGGCTCGGTTGCGTCTTTAGCTGCTAAGTTCTCTTCGCAATGGGAACGTGGTGGATATACAGCACAACATGTAGCTGGTGCACGAAAGATTGAAGCAGCGCTTGGTACCGGTGGTCAGGCTCAAATCGGTAAGAACACTTTGGTTGGCGAGCATGGACCAGAGTTGGTTAACTTTGATCGGCCCGCAACAATCCGTTCAGCTGATGCAACACGACAGCTAGCTAATAAGGCGGGTGCTAAGTCTAAACCATCAATTCAAAATACTTTCCACATCGATCTTAAAATTGAAGTTAAGAGCGGGGATGCCAAAGAAATTGCAAAAAACGTTAAGTCTGCTTTGCGTGACGAATTGGATAATCTCTTTAGTACTGAACTTGAAAATCTAGATTATTAGAGGTGAAGTAAATGACCGTGTACACGAAGACTTGGAAGAAAAAGAAAAAAGCAGTTACTGATTCTAAAAACGCCTATGAAAGTTTGTCTGCAACTCAGACTAAGCAGATTTCACAGGCGAAAAATTATCAGGCAACGATTACGACTGCTCAATCCAATATCCAAGCAATCAACGATTCGCTCGCGTACTATTACAAAAGTGAAAAAACTAAGGGAAAGAACGGTAAGACTACAACAAAAAAAGTTAAGGTCAAACGCAAGACACCTGCTAAGCCTAGTAAAACCCAGCAGACTAAATTGGCTGAGTATCAAGCACAAGCTAAGTCTGCCAGTTCTAAAATGAGTACACTTAAGAAGTCTCCTTCATACAAGAAGGCTTCTAGTAAGTTGAAAAAGGCTAAGTCAACTGCTAAGCAAAGCAAGGCCGCTTATGATAAGTACATGAAAAAACGACATGCTACTGCTCTGAAACGGGTTGCACAGCAGCGTCAGGAAAACTACAAACGTTTTATGGCACCTCATGCCAGTCTTCACGCGACTAACTCGTTGACTGGACTAGAGGTGTTTTTGTTTGCAACTGATGAGTCTGAAACCAATGACTCCACAGCTACGACTTACCCTATTGATAAAGATGATCCGGTCGTAGATCACGTTCAGCGAACGGCTAAAACCATTACTATCAACGGGTACTTGTATGACCAGAAAGCAGGGAAACGCTTATGGTCTGGAACGAAAGATGATGTTAGTGGTTCTGGATTACCTAAGAAAAGTTGTCGTCAGCAGTATAACAACTTAAAGAAGTGGCAATTTGATGGTACTGAACTTGTCTACAAATCTAATGCCGCTAATGACGTTGGAAAGCGAGTCATGAATAAGATTTATTACAAGCATTTGTTTATGACTAACTTAACCAAAACGCTTGATGCACCACTTCTTGGCATGATGAAAATTAGTATGACTTTCCAATTTGCGTACAAGGCAAAGGTAACCACTACTTCTAAAGGTACAAAAAACAACAAAGGAAAGAAAACAACTGGTGGAAAATATGTTGGGGCCAAGTACATTACCGTCAAGAAGGGTATGACGTACTGGGGACTAGCCAAGAAGTATGGAACAACAGTTGCTCAACTTCGTAAGTGGAATGGTTCCGAGAAAGCAACCATGTACCCTGGTAAGAATGGGAAATATCCCGTTAAGTTACGGGTAACCCAGGGAATGTCTACTGCTGCTTTATCCAAGAGTTTGGTTAAAAATAAGGCTTCGACTAGTGCTGCATCAACCCTTAGTAAAATTGCTAAACAGTTGAGTAAGTAGGGAGGAATAAGCAATGCCTGTTAGACCATACATAGATTTTGACGTTGACGATTTACCAGAAACGTTTGAGCAAGACTTAGACGGTACTACATATCTTATCTCCCTTACTTACAACGATGAGGGGGATTTTTTTGTTTTCACACTTATGGAGGATGATGAAACTCCCATCGTCTCGGAAAAATTAATTCTCAATCAACCGCTATTCCAAGAGTTTCCGCCTGATGAGCGCTTGCCAACGACACCTCTGGTACCTATGGATGAGTCTGGCCAGGCTAAGCGAGTTTCTATTGATAACTTCATGGATACGGTTTTCTTGTGTGAAGATGTTTTACCAAATGATGGTACGGATATTGGTGAATTACCAATTGACGGCGATTGGACGGGGGGATTAGATGGCTAAGTATCTATATGGCAGACGTGTAAAACTCGTTCTGCTAACTCCGCATGAGTCAGTCACGTTTGACTATAAACAGACTGAAACACATTCCATGGGAATCCAATTTAATGTTCCTTTTAGCGATTCGAGTACGCCGCCAACTTGTACGGTAACCATCATGAATTTGGCTGCTAAGCACCGGAAACTTTTCAAGAAAGGCTATGAAGTCAAGCTCTATGCAGGATACGCAGAAGATGGTGTTGGTCTTCTGTCTGCTGGAGTCATTAGGGCTATTAGTCCTTTTACCTCCGATGGCACAAACAACACTTTTTCTTTTACATACCGAGAAGGCCAGGAGTACTCCAAGCTACTCTCTAGCGCTGAGAAGGCTAACAAAAAAGCTGATGAGGCACGAAAGAAAAAAGCTAAAGTAATTGGTAAAAAAGCTGCTACTGGCTTACCGAAGATCAAGAAACATAGTGCTCTGTCATTTGGTAAAAACACAGCAGCAAGCACAATTATCCGACGAATTGCAAGTGACGCAGGAATTACTCTTAGCAAGGTCTACTTAGTTAAGTCTAAGAAGTACAAAAAAGGCTATGCAGCTCATGGTAAGCCAATCACTAACATCAAAGCCATTGCAAAAGCGTGTGGTAGCAAGGTCTATTATCGACGAGGTTCAATTGTAATTGACGATTTGTCCAAAGTTAAAGGTCATAACGAACATATTCTGGTGACGGAGCATGTTAAAGGCCGCCATGGTGGTACAGGATTAATTCAGTATCCAACAACCGATTCAGACAGCATGGCTAAACACAAAACTTGGACAGTCACTAGCTTACTTAGATATCAGGTTTCTACCGGGTCAGTTGTGACGGTTGAAAATCGCTTTTTAAAGGGTACCTTTCGGGTAAAGTCCGGCGAGCATGTATGCGACGACAGTGCCTTTACTACAGCGATGGAGGTGTATGTATGACAAAAATTGGAAAGCTGCAAGAACATTTTCATGAGTTGATGGAGAAAACTGGTGATAAGTCTGGCTACTCTATCAATGTATCGAATTTTGCAAAGGTAGTCTCTTATGATTCGACACACCATACCGCAGACGTACAGCCCCAAGTTGACGATGAAGGTGGCCGGGACGAAGTAGGAATTATTATTGGGTGTCCGGTTTTGATGAATTGCTACGCTTTTGATGGCGGCAAGTCTATGAAAAATGGAGCAACTGTATTTATCGTTTTTAATGACCGAGACTTAGACAATTTCGATGGCGGGAAATACACGAAAGCCTCCGATCGAACACATAGCGTCAATGACGCCGTAGTCGTGGGGGTGTATGAAGGATGAGAGATTTTAAGCTTGATAAAAATGGTGATGTAATTATTGATGATGGTGATATTGCCATGATTAGCGATAATGAAGAAATTAGCCAACGCATTGCAACTACTTTACGAACGCGACTAAATGAGTTCGAGCCTGTGGATGAACCTATGGGGCTCACTCGTGAGAATGCCTTAGGCAAGGCTTTTAATGAAGACTTCCTTCGTGAAGATATCGAGGATGCAATCACCAGCCAAGTTGATGAGCGGATTAGCGTACAGGAAATTAATTTTGACGAAAATGAGGCTACGCGTTCTCTAGCGGTCGATATCAAATATACGATACCGGATAGTGACGAGGTCCAAACCGTGAATGCGAACTTAGGAGGTGACGATTAAATGGGACTAGATAGTACTGGTTTAACAATTTTAAATTTTCAGCAACTGTTAAATCAGCTTTCAGCCAAAACAAAAGAGATGATGGGAGATGATATGAATACGGATCAAAATTCAGTCGTAGGCATGTATATTCGCATTATCTCCTGGTTGCAGAACATCGTGAACCAAGACCTAGAGGCCGTCTATTACTCTAACTTTGTTGATCAAGCCGAGGGCATCTCACTGGATCGTCTAGGGTCTAACTATTCTGTCACTCGTAACCCTGCCCAGGCTGCTACAGTAATGCTCAATTTTACCGGTACGACTGGTACGGTAATTCCTGAGGAGACTGTGTATACCACAGAATCGGGCGTTGAATTTGAAATGGTTGACACGGTCACACTAGATGACAGCGGCAAAGGCTCTGGTGAGGCCGTATGTACGGCTTTAGATGAAACAGGTAATGTTGCCCCTAATACCATCAGCGTGCAGGGGGAGAACATCGCAGGTGTTGAATCGGTGACCAATCCCACACAAGCTAGTGGTGGTGCTGAGATTGAGACCGATAACGCTTACCGTCAACGAATCCATCTGAACATGGAATCTCAACCAGGGCCAACTTACTACGGTCTATACACAGGCCTGTACGCGCTCCCAGGTGTGGAGCAAGTACAGATAGTTCCTAACTTAACTATGGAAACAGATAGCTATGGTAATCCTCCTAAGTCTCTTCACTTTTATGTAAGAGGTGGCCGGGAAGATGATGTAGCACAAGCCATCCTGGATAACATCGCAGCGGGCATTCAGACTGTGGGAAAAATCAAAAAGGCAGTAAAAGACATCGGCGGTCATACGCACGATGTCTTTTTTGATACAGCAACAGTGGTTCCCATCTATGTCAGCATGTCACTTAAAACCAGTGATGGCTTTAATTCTGAGACTAGTCCGGCAGAGATTGTGCAAGCAATTAAGGACTACCTTAGCGGACTAATCATGGGCGATAAGGTAGTCTTCACTAAGCTGTATCAGGCTATCTATAACATTTCCGGCGTTGAGTACGCACAGGTAACGCTTGGACGTGATAAGTCAGCTATGGGTATGGCCGATATCCAACTAGATCAGTTTGAAACAGCTGTGGTTGCTAACGATTCTGATGTGGAGGTGACAGTTGATGACGGATAAGGCTTACACTCCTGAGTACAATCTGGAAGACTTGCTTAACGAGTTACCGGTCAGCCTTGCTTATGAGGAAGGCTCCAACAATGCAAAACTACTGTCCCTCTACTCGGATGGTATGGAAGATACTTTAGTCACTCTTCAAAAGATGGACGAGTGGCACAGCATTGACACTGCTGAGGGCGAAGCGTTAGACATGATAGGAAACGACCGTGGTGTGACACGGAACGGATATGATGATGAATTCTACCGATTCTTGATTAAGTCTAAACAAATTCAACGCCAAACGGATGGTACTTATAACTCACTTATCAAACTAATTGCTGAGTCACTGGGAGCTAAATATTCAGAGATCAACGTTGGCCCAGTAAATAATGAGCCTAACGCAATTCAGGTCACCAACGTGCCAGCTACATACATAGACTCTCAACGCAAAGAAAAACTAGTTCTTGACCAAATTCGCAGTTCCGTAGCAGCCGGCATCAGGGTGGCAATGGTTCATTTTAGAACGACAGTCAAAAGTAATCTCTATATGGCCTCTTATACTATGGTTCACCAAACAATTCATACAACAATGAATGTCGCGCAGAACCGCCATATCTCGATGCAAGGCGATGCAGGACTAGCTAGTGTCACCAAAATTAGACAAACAATTAAAGCAAAGGAGGGGTAATAGTGGCAAGTAATGACGAACAGAGAAGTGCAACGACTATCCTCACGACTGCCGCCCAGTCAATAGCCGCACGGCTTATCGCCAATGAGACGACGGCAAAATTTACCAAAGCAGAAATCAGCACCACTAATCTTTTTAATCAATCGGTTACCGAGTTACAAGTCCTGACGTCTCTGGATAATGTACAGCAGACAGCTGACATTAATACCGTGACAGTCATCAACAACAATACTGTCAATGTCAATGTTGCAATCGACCAAACCAAAGCACCTAATAATTACCAGATGAATTCAGTTGGGCTTTTCGCAGTTGATGGTGATGGTAAGGAAGTGCTGTACAGTGTCACCGTGCTAAAGGACCCAGTCTATATCCATCAAGATGCAATGGGGTCTGCATTAGGAATTGATCTGGAAACAGTTGTTGGTCAGGCAAGTAACGTCGAAATATCAGTTAACCCAGCTGGCGCCGTTACTAACGAAATCCTAAAAGCAACATTGGCCGATTACGTCAAAACGGACGATGTAAAAAGCCTTATCCCTGCCACGGTCATCGATGGCAGCAAGCCAGCGGACTTCAAGGAACCGGTCACGCTTGAAAAGGGAGCGGTGGATGGTGCTGGCAATGCCATCGCGACTATCAAGAATGTCTCCGATGGCGACGCTGAAACACTCAAGTCGGCAAAGGACTACGCAGACACGAAGATTAGTGGCAAAGCAGATGATAGCAAGGTAGTACACACCGCTGATATGCGTAAACCAGCAAATGATGTAGCAGGAATTGAAGAAGTTAACGCTAAACAAGATAAAATTGGCTACACACCTGCTGATGATTCAACTGTGTTGCATAATTCCGCTAAGACAGTTAATGGAGTAGATATGAATACTTTAGTTACTGGTGGATATTATCAAGTCATGAATGGCACTAATGTGTTCCCTGGGGCTGATAACTGGACTATTTATCAAGTAATTCCTATTAATGGCCAAAATGGTGTTCAGATAGCGTATGGAACAAATAATGCTGTATCAGGAATGTGCTCTTGGAATACTGGTCCTGGGCATTTAAGCTTCACTTCTTGGGTGACGTTTGCTGACGATTCCAAAGTAGCCCACCTATCTGGTGCTAACAATTTTGACACCGTTCCAACAGTCAACAACAATCCGCTACTTCTCGCAAGCAGTTTACCGTCTGACTTAGCACGAACATCTCAGCAAACCAACTTTACTGATGGACTTCAAAAAGGCGGTAAAAATGTTGCCACTGTTGATGATGTCAGTGCCAAGCAGGACAAGCTAGACTACACACCCGCTAACGATGCCAATGTGGTTCACCGTAGCCCCGATACTGGGGCAGTGACTGAATCCGGTAACTTTCCTGGGCTACAAGTAAAGGGGGTCGATGTCGCAACCACGGCTGACTTGAATAATTATTATCATGCTAACGCTAGTGACGATGCAGCATTAGCAGCAGCAAAAGTGGCGACAGTTCCTGGCATTTTCTGGTTTGAGGAGGTGTAACATGGGTCTTTACGTTCAAGGTGGAAAAAAAGCAGGCGGTATGTATATGGCTGATGGCAGTGGCAATGCTAAAAAAATCGGTGGCATGTATTATGCCGATGGTAAAGGCAATGCTACTAAAATATATTCAAGCTTTTATCCATCAGGCTATGTATTTTGGCAAGCCAATAATGCCACCGGAAATGGTTTTGGGATAAAAACTCTTAATGCTCCTACAATAATTCCAGATACTTCAATTGAGCAAAAAATAAACGTATCTGGAATCAAAAATGGCATTAGAGTGTACATCAACATCAATCAATATTATGGGTATAGTGATGCTAAAAAAATAAATTCGCTATTTAAGTGGCATGATTACACAATTCCGGGTGGTTATCAAAACCTATATTTGAAACCATCAGTCGCCACTATTGATATACCTGCGAACCATCTGACTGGATATAGCACGTTATATATGAGTGCTTCTCGTGGTAATCAATGTAGTGTATTTATTAAATGTGATTCTAGTGGATTCCACTTTATATCCAACAATCAAGGCACAGTTTTCGATTTAACTGACACCAATAATAATATTTTTTCAATTCTTTTGGTTCAAAAAATAGTTGCAATTTAACCGCGAGGAGGAAAAGAAATGCCAATTTACTACGTAAAACCAGATTCAGATAACAAGTTTCCAGATAAAGATACTACACCCGTGCTTGAGCCAGCAGATAACTTACGAGCGGTAAGTATCCCAACTACCTCGGTTCAATACTTCTTGCGCTATTGGTGGATGTATGCATTCAAGGGTGATGATTCGCAAGAGCTCAAAGCTCCAGGAAATTTGCCACCGCTTGATAATGATTATCTACAAGAACTGATTGATCAGCAGGGTAAGCAAATTGAACAACAGGCGAAAAACATTGAGTCATTGAAAACTGAAAATAAAAGCCTTAAGTCAGCCAATGAGTTAACGCAGCAAGGCTTGATGGAAGCTGTCGATTACTTGTCTTCACAACTACCACCGGCTAGCGCCACGACCGATACCGGCTCAGCTGCAACAAGTACAGCAGCCCCAGCTAGTTCGGCAGCGAGTGAATCCTAGGAGGTGATGGCAATGGAATATTCAGCGTTAGCGCAGATTTACGCGCAAGCAATTATTGATGGCACACGTTCCATTGAAGCCGTACCAGTCCCGTTTCGGTCTGATGCCCAAGCCGTTTTGACACAACTACAATCAAACAAATAAGGAGATAATTAATCATGTTAAACTTTAAATTTTCCGCTTTAGCTGCCATTTACGCTGCCAACGTCCTTGACGGTGGTCGCACCATTGATGAAGTACCATCCTATCTGCAACCCCAAGTGAAAGAAGTCCTGGGAAACTCAACCAGCACCGCCGCCGATACTACGCCGCAAGCATAGTGATCGCCGTTGGTGCTTTTTTGATGGGATTTTTTGTGGGAAAGGGATGAAGCAATTGCATCGTATTAAAGATGGCCCGGTTCAACGGGCCTTTTCGCATTGGAATCATTTTTGTTTTGGCTTGTTTTCAATGATAGGCGGCTTGTATATTTGGTTTCATCAAGGCTATTTAGATGATCCACGAGTGACACCACCGCCACCACCTTCACCAGCTGAACATGCAATCTTTGCCTTTGCTGACGACTGGTGGTTTTCATTGTGGTTAATTATCTGTGGTCTCGCTATTCTGGTTGGCGTTTTCCACAATCGGCGGTTGTTACGTGATGGTGGCCTAGTTGCCCTATCACCAGCAATGGGGGCCTTATCAGTGGCTTTCATTGTTCGGGGATTGTTTGATGTGCGGTTTAACCTAACGTGGGTATTTGCCTTACTCATGCTGTTCTTGCTAGTCGGTACGTTGATTAGGGGGGACACGCATGGATATTAAGTCCTGGGCAGTTGCTTTAGGCGCACTGGGAACGTTTGTAACCACTATCTGGGCTGTTATTCATGGCTATCATTCTGACACACGGCAAGCTGACCGTGATCGACAGGGAATGGAGAAGTACATCATGGAGCAAGTCAAAGCTGATAATGAGTCGCTTCGTAAAGAACGCGAGAGTGATCAAGCACAATTTGCGAAAGATTTGAACGACTTGAAGGCTAAGAAAGATGCCATGGAACAAGAACTTAACCAGCAGATTGCCTTGAAGGTTAGTGAGAATGAAGCTTTACGAAAACGCAATGCCGCTTTAGAACGTGAGAATCAAGCGTACCGGGAACGGTATGGTGAACTTTAGGAGGAAAAAGCATGAATGAATTTACGAAGATTATTAAATTACTCAACGACACCGATATCTTAGGTGTCTTAATTTTTGCCCTGGTTGGCTGGTTTACCCGGATCAATCCGGCATTGAAGACCAAGATTGCGGCGAACAAGTCCGCTACTCAGCGCGAAGTATTGGGACTGTTAGACACACTGGCTTTCAGTGCTGTCAACAAGGCTGCCACTAATTATGAAATGCCAGGGGAAGAAAAACGTGAGCAAGCGATTGCTGATGTAACAGGCCAAATGAAAGTATTTGGTCATGATAGTCTGGCACCGGCAATTATTTCAGCAGCCATTGAAAAAGCATATCAGTCGATGACAACAACAGATACGAAAGCCCAAACAAAGCAGGCTGAATACAATGCGGCTCTGGCGGACACAGAGCAAGCGTTCGCTGATAAGCAAGCACAATTGGACAAGCAAGCTGCGACAGTACCCGCTGACCCAGCACCCTTAAATGTGCCAGAAGGCACGGCCACTACGGAGGGAGATGCTAAGTAATGCCGCACTATGATGTTGTGGATACGTCCAATAACAATGGAATCATGACCGTTGCCAATTGGCGTTCAATGAAAAAGTATGGCGTCAAAGCCATGATAGCTAAGCTATCCGAAGGCACGTACTTCACTGACCAAACGGCCAAGCCAAGCATTCGTAACGCGATTGCTGCTGGCTTACACGTCAATGGTTATCACTTTGCCCGATTTACGACAGCGGCTGGGGCTAAGGCCGAAGCACAAATGGCAGCCCGAAGTGCGCTTAAGGCAGGATTGGGTAAGAGCAGTGTGATCGTACTTGATTTTGAAGCCACCAACTCTGGTTGGAATCAGAACTCCAAAATTGTTAAGGCTTGGATCAACGAAGTCCACCGCATGGGCTATCCTAAGACAGACGTCTATACGATGGGCAGCTGGATTAATTCGGTACCATTGAACAACTCGGGCCGTGGCGGTTGGGTGGCTAACTATCCTTATAACCCGTCCGGGTTTAAGCTTTATACCGGATATAATGGCTGGCAATGGACGTCAAGCATGCACTTCCCTGGGTGTTATGGTGGTTTCGATGTGTCCCAAATGTACTCAAACTACTACTATGGCACTACCACTCATGTAGCTAAGCCGAAGAAGGCCATCTACTACCGATACAATCCCAAGATGATCTATGCCCGGACACCGATTAATCGCTACAAGGACGTTGCATTCAAGCACAAAGTAGACAACTTCCCAGCCGGCACTGTATTTGCGATTGCCAAAGTGATTAACTACGGCAAAATTACCCGGTTCCAGTTGGCAAACGGCTATTACATCACGTCTAACCAAGCCAACGTTAATCGCTTATACTATTCTGTTGATGGCGGCGTCAAACGAGTAAAGTCTGTACGCGGTACTCACCGGTACAAGGATAAGGCCCTTAAGCATGTTGTCGACTGGCAACCAGCTGGGACTGAGTTTGATGTTGCTAAGATTGTCAAGTACGGAGATACAACTCGAATCCAACTGGCTAATGGATTATTTATTAGTGGCAACAAAAAGATTAACAAGTTCGTTAAATAAGAGTACAATTAAACTTATACCTGTATGTTTCAGATTTAAAAGGGCGCTCACTCCTAACGGGGTGGGCGTCTTTTTTATTAATTACGCAGTTTATAAAAAATCATGAAAGATGTAAAACAGGAAAATCGACATTAAGGCCGCTCATCTCTACTGAGGTGAGCGGCCCTTTATGCCATTCGTTTTTAATTTTGAAACTTATAATTTGCGAATTTTTTAATGCTGTTTTCTGATGAAGTTCATCCAGATGAGATCTCCAACGTACATAATTAGAAATAAGAAAATCCAAATTCCAATTGAAGTAGCCCGGTTCCCATTCGAATTAGTAATTCCTGAACCATCAATTTTTCTAAACCATAAAAAAATAACACCTATCAGAAAGACCACTGTTTCTAAGATAACTGTAAGTCTCCAAATTTTCATTAGAAAACTACCCCTTCAAGACAATTTTTAAAAATAAATCACAGTGATTTTTATGATGATTTTATTAGGTTAACTATTATAGTACCCTTTTAACTGAGATTATATGATAGTATAGTGGATATTTTCCAAAGCGAGATTAATTACACTATTGCTAAAAATAGGCGGTGGAACGTTAAACAATTAGTTTTTCTATATCGTGCTTAATACTTTTTATTTCTGATTCCACAAAGGGTATCATGTTTTGATATGTTTTTTTCCCTAATAAGGTAGGTTTTAAAAAATGAATTCTATGATCTTTATTAGAAGTAACAGAGCTAATCAGGTCTTTCTTAAGCAAATCAGTAGTCTGCATTGAGACAAATGTTTTACCAATATCATATTTGGAGCAAAAATCTCTAGTAATAAAGGGATCTTCAAAGTAAATCATTTCGTGTAACATCATAAATTGGATAATACCAAGGGTGAAGTTTTCGCTATCTATACGAGATATTCTATTGGTTATTTTTCTAAGTTTCCACGTCTCATCTAACAATTCATCAAAAGACAACATGAAGTCCCTCCAATAATGTGTTGAAATTTAATTTAATGATTAACAATTATAATAATAACACTAAAAACTATTTTTTTGAATAACTTTCGTGCAGCTTCATATAATGGAAACTTCACCAGCCACAGATGTTTTTTGAATTAATTGTAAGTCTGACGATCACTTTAAACAACAAAACCAGTGTAAGTGATGGTCAATTGAGTGTGCGCCTGAATCCGTTTGATTAGTGACTCCAAGTAGACAAGGTCATCTGTCTCCACGGTGTGCAGGGGGATCGAGCGGGAACGCTTCTTAGGATGAGCTACATACATAAGAAAATTAAAATCCTTGGAGTAATGATTGAGGCAAATTACAAGTTTAATCCGAACAAGCCCGGAATCTTTCAATGGCAGTCTGTTGATGATGTATTTTTAATGGTCGTTGATTAATTAGTTCAAGTGCTGCTAGGATCTCATCAGTCGTTACTTGGCTAAAATTGGTCTTTTTCGGGAAGAACCAGCGTAACCGTCTATTAAAATATTCATTGGAACCTCGCTCCCATGGTGAATATGGATGGCAAAAATAAACTTTGATCTGATAATCCTGTTCTAAGGCCTGATAATTGGCAAACTCTTTACCATGATCAACAGTAATGGATTTTACTTGGGGACCGAAGGCCCCCATAAACTTGCCAAAGGCGGTGTTTAGAGCCTTAGCCGTTCTATTAGGGGCTTTGATGGCCCATAGAAGTCGGGTCTTACGTTCTACGAATGTAACCAGACATGATCGTGACTCACTTCGACTAGAAAGCACCGTATCTACTTCCCAATGACCAAAAGCTAACCGTTGATTAACAGTTGTTGGCCGTTGTTCGATGGAAGTCCCACTTGTAAATTTCCCACGATTTTCGCTCACTCGGTGCTGGCGGACATTCCGATTGGGTAGATCAGTCAATTTGAAGGGGAGCCAGCCACGATTAAGCCAATTATAAATTGACGCAGTGCTCAAGTTATAAGCGGCCGCAATGGTTTCTGGTGACCAGGTTAATCGTAAGTGATTGGTAATTAAAGTCGCTAATGCTGCCGTCAGCATCGAACGACGACCGCAATTCCGCCTTTTGCGATCTGCATCTTGCTGAGCTAATTCTGGATCATAAGGTTTAACCCGGTCCAACTCATAGCTAATCGTAGCTTTGGCGACGCCTAAGGCGTCAGCCATTACTTGGTAAGATTTATTCCCCTCATTGACCAGTTGTGCTAGTGCGCCACGTTGAAAACGTGATAAAGTAGATGTACCCAAAGTAATCACTCCCTATATTGGTTGGAATTAGCTACTACCATTGTAAGTGATTGCTTTGGGCTTTTTAATTTCTGTTCGGATTAATTATAGAATTTGCCTTGAAAACCACATTAATTTGATAGCGTGTGTTGATGAGCCGTTTGAAATTTTGGTCGATTCGTTTATTGATAATTTTTGCATCATTCTCTATTTGCATCACTAAATGTCACCTCATCATTATGCTATAGCCACAGTTGTAGCGCAGAATGCGTATTTGGTGATCACAAACTGCTTTCTGCTATTATAATGGCCAAACAGCGCAGCCGTTGATCCTTTCTCTGCACGATAGAGAAAATCTAAGGCATGGACGTGTACTAAACAATTGATTAGCTCGTTTGTCTTGGAGTCACGTATCTTTACATAAAGGAGCAGGGGACTTAGCTTTATAGTACGGGGGTCGCTTTCAAGGGTTCCATTAAGTGGTTGTTGTTCCATAGCTATCACCTCAGCTACAATTATACGAACGGACGTTCTCTATGTCAAAATGAAGTTTAGATGACACGATCTTTTTGCAAAAGTAAAAGCGGCCATAGATAATGACCGCCTTTGTGCTATAAGCTTAGATAGCAATTGATATGACTCATTAGTTTTCCCTTAACCTAGCCTAGCCCATTCTTACTCGACATTACCCAACTTTTAGCTTTTCTTCCTATCATATGGACATTTTGAACTGACACGCTTCCACTTTTTAACTGATTAATGGCGACGTATAAACGCTAAGGTCCCGAATGGGGAACTTAGCGTTTTTTGAGTGTCAATAATTATAGGTGTTTAGTTCTAATGCACTGAAACGCTTGAAAAGTTAACTATAACGATTATAATAGTTGGGACCGAATGACTAATTATAAGTGAGGAAAAAGAATGTCATTAGCGCAATTAGAACAGCTCTTATTATGGTTAACCCTAATAGCGGCGCTGGGTATAGTTAGTATTATTGCCTTTTATTTCTGGTATTCTCGAAAAAAATCGAATAATTATCTGGAGAATCAGGCTATTGAGCTACGATACTTTATTCAAAAGCAAGTTGATTTTCATGGACAAACAACGGGCTATGAGTGCCTACTTCGGCAACATAATCCGGACGGGTCTTGGTCATTACCGCAACAGTTGGATTCGTTACCGCTACAACGCGTGATCTTTTTATTAGAGGATACCTTTAGGGTACTTCCATCCAAGGAGATTACATTATCAATTAATTTAGAGTACGATCAAATTGTCAGTCCGGAATTCCACTACTTTGTTCGGTGGGCTATTTCCAAAATAACGCCTATGACACTAGCTGTCGAATTTACAGTTAATCGACCGATACGACGACTTAATCGGGCATTGTTTTTACGGCGAATTCGTGAGGCTCGAGCCTATGGTATGCGTTTTGATATTGATAACGTCGGATCAACGCTGGATAGCTTAAAAAACATCCAGTGGTTATTGCCGCAGGTGGATTCGTTAAAATGTTCGATGCGCAGTTTTCGTAAGGCTGACGCTTCTGTTTGGCTTGACCTTAATCTCCAGTTTTGGAATCGATTGTCTCAAGATAATCATATTCAATTGATTCTGATGGGGGTGGAGGATGCTGCTGATGAGCAATTGGCAGAACAATTGAAGATTCCGGTTCGACAGGGCTACCGGTTTGGCCGCCCAATTAATCCACAAAACCAGGAGGAACAGAATGACTGATAGACATAAAACATCGCAGCAATTGTATACGGATGCTTATTTCGAGCGTGGACACTGGGGACTCAAAGCGCGGCAGACGTTGGTGGCATTAGTCGGATGGATATGTGTGATTGTTCCCATTGTGATTACAATAACCGCTTTTTTGGCAGTTGACCATCCGCAGATACCTCATCTGTGGACGTATCGCGAAGGAATCTTTGAAATCAAATTCATTGGTATTTTATTGTTATTTGCGTTCGTGATGGTTTCACTCTTTGCAGTGGGGATGACGATTATCCAAAATCGCAAGCGAGAACGCGTCGTTGAGCAGTGGCCAACGTATAACCCGATTAACCAGCGTAAACGCGAAACAGAATTGGAAAAATTTATGGATGCCCGATTTGGTGACGCAGATTTTCGCCATCAGGTTCGGCGATACCAAGTTAAACCGGAACAGAACTTAGAGACGGAACAAATTCATGAGCTTTATCAAAAACAACACCTGAATGATTTGGGAGATTAG